ATTCTTATCCTTTCCAAATAGTGCTGTCTTTATTATTCTTCCAACTTTTCTAAACTCTCTCTTCATAAATCTCCCCTGAGCATCGTATTCTGCTTGTTGTCTAGCATGAATAGCAGGATCAACACCAGAACTTGATCCAGATCTATTTTCGGATTCATTGATAAACTCAGAGAATGATTTCATCTTTCCTTTGATTCTTTTTCTTATTTATTTGCCAAGTTTTTAATAATGGCAAATACAATCGCTCCCACAGCAGTATAAAAAATAAATCGGAATACTGAAAGAGCAAACTTTCCAAATAATAAAAGTAAGATGCCAATTAGTATGATTGTTAAAATCATTCCATAAAACCCTCAATTCCACAATCAGTAACTGGTTTTGATTCTGAAATACGTCTTTTTGAGATCTCACAATACTCTTCACTGAGATCAATTCCAACAAACTTTCTATTTTGTTGAATTGCTGCCACACCAGTGCTACCACTACCACAGAACGGGTCAAGCACCGTAGAATTGATTGGGGAATAGATTTTGATAAGATACTCCATCAAACTCACTGGTTTAACTGTAGGATGATCATTGTAATCTCCCTTTTCCTTTCTAGTTGCTCGTGGAGCATAAAAATACTTTTGATGAGCACTTTCTACTTCGCCAATAATGTTTGAGGGATACCTGCCAGCATCATTACCACCAGTCAATTCTTTCACTATTGGTTCATTTGTAGATGGATCAATCCACACTTCCTCTCTAGTTTCAATGTCACATGCTTTGTTTTGAACACCACCAAATACTCTACGTTTAGATCCACCTTTGATCCAACCCTTCGGTGGTTCTTTCTCCCAAGGTACACGGGTATTTTCGGTATCAATCAATCCACATCCCCACTTCTCAAAGTTACTTTGAAGAGAACCTTCATAAGGTTTTTGTGCTACCACAATAGGTTCGTGAGCAGGTTTCAATCGGTTGAATTTAGGCATTTTGGTGGTAGTCATCCACATAATTTGATCTTTAATTTTGAAACCAGCATCCTCAACATTACAAGCAAGTCGGTGATAAAGTTCGGGAGAACAAAAAGCGAGACAAAAGGCACCTGGACGGAGAACACGATAAACTTCTTTCCAAATCTCTACAGTTGGAACGGAATGATCCCATTCTTCTCCAACAATTCCCATTCCATAAGGAGGGTCGGTGATACATGAATGAAAAAAGTTCTCCCCATAAGTGGAGAGAACTGATTGACAATCACCAACTTTAACTACGCTTTCCATCATTCAACAATAATTTCAATTCCATCATACTCGGAATTGCTCAAATATACAACCTTGATTGTTCTTCCAGGTTGACATGTTACTCTAGCATGAAGACGTTTTTGACCAACATGATAGTTTGCTTTTGAGTTATCTTGGATTCCTGCTGTCCAAGATTTTTCTAGGATTTGTAAAACTGCTTGATGACCTGCCATTTTAGTTACCAGTCAAAATTGAGTACATTTTGTTCGCATTTAAGTCTGTCATTATGCTTGAAATAATCCTTTTTACCTCTTCCTGTTTGAATATACATGTTTCTTACATAAAAGTCAAATCCACGATTATCATTCTTCCATTCTTCATCCATTTGATAAGTTAGAAGAACTGAGTTTAGATCGGTAACAAGATCTTCATACAATTTACGCTTTTTCTTGCCCACAACATCTTCGGCAAAGAAAATAGTAGTTTCATTGTACTTAGAACTACTAAAAATGTAAATTACACCTTCTTTAGGAAGACCACCATTGTAAGTAGGAAATACCTGCTTACTAGACTTACATTCAATGTCAACAGTGCGACCATTTGAAAGAGTTACCCTAAAATCTGGCGATGCTTGAGAACCATTAGGTTGATAAACATAATTGAAACCATGCTTATCAAGTAAATCTTTAACTTGGTGCTCGTGAAGTGGATTGTCTTGAGAGTTGGACTTGTAAGGAAGTTTAAGAACTTCTTGCCAGAATTGATTCATAATTTTCTCTTACGCAAGCGTAAGTTGAAATGAGTAAGTTGTTGAAAGGGGGAAATAATTTCCCCAGATAAATCAAGAAGAAACTTTTTCTTTGTCCTTCTTACCAGTAGACACTAAACCGTTTTCGTAGAAGTAATTAACTCGTGCCCTGCGAAGTTCTTGAAGCATTTCAAACTTTTCTTTTTGTTCTTTTGTAAACTTAAAGTCTTGCTTTCGCCATTCTGCGCGAAGTTCATTAAGTTGCTGAAGAATCTCGTGGAAATACATTTTAATCAGTAATCGTATTGAACATTGAGGATAGCATCAAATGATTCATCATCATAATCAATGCTATTGTCATCATCCCATCCTTTCATCTCGGGAATGTCCCAGATTTCGGCGGAAGATTCAATAATCTCGTTCCAGTTTGGGTCAAACATAATGGAGAAAAAAAAGTAAGTGAAGTTGAGTTTTCCCCCTCAACATTGATAATGTATCAGGGTTTTGAGTAGTTGTGGCAAGTCCCTGTGACAGTTGTTAAATTGGCAACTTGCCAAGAGACTTACCCTTTTTGTGTTTGTCAATAAATGACCTTGCCGATTGTTCAGTTCGGCAATACTTTAACTGTTCTCCTTGATGAATAATCATTAGACCTTTATCACACGGAACAGCAGCATAAACTTTAGGATCGTTCCACTTTCCGACTACAAATCCTTCCAACATTAGCGTTTAATTACAGAAATAGCAGGTTCACCTTTTTCAAATACAACATCAACAACTGCCTGAACCTTTTTAGCAGTGCTGATACCCACATTACCATAAGTTGGAATAACACACAACCCAAATGATTTGGTGTAATCACCAAGAACACCAGGGCGAATAGTGCCATTCTTCATACCTTCCACATCTTTGTGATGTAGACGAATAACCCTGCCGATTGTCTGACTAATGGCGATGTAATCCATGCTTCGCATAAAGATCACACCCTCCAATCCAGATACATTGATACCTTCTGCGAGGATACTGTGATGTAGAACAACAAACTTCTTAGAGTCATCCTTACCCCACTTACTTAGTGTATCAAAGAATACCTCACGATTGACTTTCTTGCCATCAATGACAGCACCAGTCTTAGATGTGATGTAGAGTACAGAATAACCTCTATCTTCCATCTGTTTGGTAAAATCGGTTTGCCCAATAAGAGCAACAATCTGCTTTGTTGCCTTAGCACAAATCAATGCTTTACCAATACACTCTTCATCAATACTTTCAATAATGTGATCGCAGTCACGTTGAAAGACATTGCCATTAGCACCATCAAGTTGCTTGACAATAACCTTTGGAGGAACAATGTAACCACCTTTTACGAGATCTGGTGCTGGAACATTACAAATGACGTTTCCATAAACATCTAAATCATTCATCCCAGGTTTGGAAAGAGTAGCAGAATGCTTAGGAGTAGCAGTGAAGAAATAGCAGCGGTCGCTAGCAGAAGAGAAATACTTTGTGGAATTAAAAAACTTTTTCCCGACAGAGTTGTGTGCTTCATCAAAATAAATGGTGTTGACTTTGATACCAGATTCTTCAATACGATGTAATGAATGGTATGTTGTAAAGATAAGTTGCTTGCTGTATGCTTGCTTACTCCAGTTGTAAATCAGTGCTGATTTAGTGGTGCTAAAGTGATGAGTTTCTCCGCTATGAACATGAAGAACAGCAGCGTTAGTAATAAACTCAAGAAACTCGGAGCATAACTGTTGTGCCAGCAAAATGCGAGGAGCAACAACTACAATAACTCCATCGTTATTAGCGAAGTAAGACATGGCATCTTTAATCATACACATAGTCTTACCGCCACCAGTAGGAACGATAATCTGACCTTTAGTGAATGCCAGCATCGCATCTGTGGCGTCTTGCTGATGTGGTCTCAGAAAAGGAATCATGGTTGAATAATCAATGAAATAATAATAAACCCCAAGACCTTATGGATCAAGGGGCGTGTGACACTTCTTTAACTGTCAGTTTAGTATTGTCCGTTTACAGTTAAAAGTGCCCAATCTTTAGAATCGTACTCCCAATCACCAAACATAATGTTTGATGCTTCTTCAAATCCATCTGCTTCAACTTCAATAGTTTCTTCAGTGGTTTCATTCCAAAATTCGTAAGTATTCATAATAAAATTAGTTTATGTCTCAAACTTGAGTTTGATTGGTCTCAACAATTTTCAGGTATTCTTGAAGTGCTTTTACTGTTTCTGGAGTTTCTTCCCATTCCCAGGTGTTACCTTTAGAATCTACAAATGTTCTAGTCGCCATCTTCTATCTTTGACATGATGTACCCAAGAATTATACCACAAGTAAAAGAAACCAACAAGTATAATTCGTGCGAAATAAGATTTATTATGTCTGAAATTTCAGAGTTTTCCACCTACTTCGCCCGAATAAGTTTTGGATTCAGTCCAACCTTCCTGCCGTCCTTTAAGATAAAAACGGGTTGCTGAAATACATGACTCTTTAGTGAGAGATGTGATAAGTCCATTCCCATCTTTGTCTTTTGAATCCCAA